AATATGCTTACATTTACACGTTTTCCGAGCCTAGGGTATGGAATCCCTAGTATCTTCCAACAATGCAGATGTGCATTTCATACTTCTGCTGTGCTAAGAATGCTATCATCTCATAAACTATTCTCACGAGTAGACTGGGATAAGATCGAAGCAGGCAACTACGCTGTAGTCGATCCTGTAAATCCATCGAACATACTGTATCTTGCAGAGCAAGATTATGTTATAATGGTTAGGGTGTCTCTGACCACAAACAGAACACTAAAGGTTCTGGCGCAGCCAGGAGATGTTCCCCCTCAATCAACCAGTACCAACGATAACTCAGCCGATCCTAACTCTCAAAATTCCCCCGTAGCCCTCAACAAGCTACGGGAGCACCCTTGGTTGAGTGCTCTAATCCCCCGAAATGCAAAGGCAAGAAGGGCTAGAAAACAAGTTAGATACTTGTTCCATAGTCCTTTCGCTAATGCAGTCTGGAGAGAGAAAGGTTCTGAGGAGTTAATGATCAAGATTCATCAGGGAAACCTGTTGAACTGGTTACGAATATGGTACAATAAAGTCCATTTCATGGCCAGAGGTTCCTTACCGACCACTGTGCATGTACACGAACGAAATTCGTTCGGTCACTCTCTCAAACGTCTCCTTATGACGCAAGGCCTTTCGACGATGATTGCTCGCATGAAGATTTCACTCTTCGTGGTGAACAGTTATCTCGGAGGTATACGAGTAGAGTCCACAGAGGATCTTGGCATCCGGATCGCTTTGCGATCCGGGTTACCTGCAATCCTTCCCTTGTATGCACGATCGGCGATAAGGGGTAAAGCTCTCGGCATTATCCGGCTGTGGTGTACGATTCTCAATTCCTATAAAGGTTTTGAGGGTGCGTACGGGTTACCGCCTTTAGGGGCGATAACCCAGCCACATCCTGATCTTGACCAAAGCCCATATATAGGAAAGTTCTCTGCGTATATTAAAATATACTGGAAACTTCTCGAAACAATGGGTGCTAACCTTAAACCGTCTCTCGTGATAAGGGATCTCTTTTGGACCACGAAGGCTGGGCCTAACCACCCGAATTCGGTTCTCGGATCTGGTCTCGATGCTTTTGCATGGAGCCAACAACCCGTTAACTGGATAAGGGAGTGGCTGACTGCCACGGGACAAAAGGATCTCCTGGTCGAGTTCCGGAAGATATCTAAGATGGTTCCACTTCTACAGTTCTGTGGACTTATAGCGGCTAAGCCATTATACAGATCCAATGGTACTATTAGAAAATGGGTACCTGTTCAGTTGACTGAACTACTCCTCGGCCGCCTACATGCTCTTTACGAGCCTGCAGGTAAGGTGAGAGTGGTAGCCATCGTAGATTACTGGACTCAAGCTGTACTAAAACCTGTCCATGACTGGATGTTCAGTATTCTGAAGCTTATCCCAACTGATGCTACTTTTGATCAGGAGGGAAAAGTTAAGGAATTTGCATCTAAGGGGTTCAAGGTAGTTTACTCCTTGGACCTCCGAAATGCCACTGATACCATACCCATGGGCTTGTATATAAAGCTGCTTGAACCAATCTTCGGATACTCGTTGGTGCAGTTGTGGAGAGCATTACTCGTCGACCGAGCATTCCTGAAACCGGCAGAGCTACGTGAGGATAACCCATATCCCACAAGACTACATGCTGTAGTCGCGTGTGGGGTACGTGGGCTTCTTGCGCCTCTGAAGACGGATCAGTTTGTGAAGTACACGACAGGGCAGCCGATGGGTGCCTTGTCATCGTGGTCTTCTCTCGCTTTGATACACCATTGCCTTGTTCAGTTTTCAGCTTATAATGTTCTTATGAACAGTGGAGTAAACTCCACGCTGAAACCGACTTGGTTCATGGGGTATCTAGTGTTAGGAGACGATGTTGTGATTGCTGATAAAATGGTAGCTCTAGAGTACCAACGAATCCTTGCCTCCTTCGGAATAGAGGTCGGCCTAGCTAAATCATACATTTCTGAAAATGGTATGTTTAACTTTGCTAACCAAAGTTTCGTCGGAGAAGACAATATATCACCTCTTTCCTTACGGGAAGAAGTGGGAATTACTTCCCTGCCCTCACGAGTAGA